GATCAGTCTTGTAGCTGTAAAGTCTGGCTTCCTTGATTGTACCCGTGCAGCGCGGATGAATCACGATCTCTGCATAGCTGCGCAGGTGCTCAATGCCGTCCTCTACGCTGCCAGCCCACTTGGGCGCACCCTCAATGGCGGGGATGCCGTGGCGCTTGAGGTAGCTGATGGACTCGGGGCGGGCGCAGTCAGCACGCACCTTGTGGCGATCAATGTCAGGCATGTATCGCTTCACGAACTCCGCCGTCTGATCCAGCTCAAGCCCCACCTTCCCGCAGTCGCTCTCGACGTAAAGCCTATCCGCATGAATCCAGCAGCGTACCGCCGTGGTTGGATCTTGGGCGAAGCCAAAGTCCATGCCGTGGTAGGGGCCATGCCATCCAGCGCCTGGCTCGAACTCCGCGACGCGATACTTACCCGCCAGCACCTGCTTATCGCTGTTCTCAAGGAACGCCCCTTCCCATATCCACGCGTAACGCTGGGGGTCGAGGCGTATCTTATCCTGCTGGCGCTCAAGCTCAAGCACATCGGGGAACCACGGATTGTCCCAATACTGCATATCGACGATGGCGTACTCAGGCCCATCCGCATCGCCAAACCGCTTGTGGGTGGCGCTCTCGGGCGATTCAGGGTTCCACGTCACGTAGACCTCAGACCCCTCCTCGCGCACGGTAGGCAGTAGCTTTGACCACGCCACCTCGCTGACACTCTCCGCCTCATCAATCCACGCAAGGATGATCTTGGCCTTGGACTTGATGCTATCGAGGTTGTGGCGAAGACCAGCGAACACATACCGGATGCGCCCATCCCTCGAGCGCACGTACTTCTCGCCAATCTCATAGTACGCCTCAAGCCAATCGAGCGAGCGGATGGCGGACTTAACCTCCTCCAGCGACGACTCCTCCAGGCTGTTCATGTACTCACGCCCGCAGAGGATCACGCCACTCCCGCCTACGCTGCCATGCTGATACCCATAGATGGCCGACATCAGCGCAAAGGTGCGAGTCTTACCCGACCCACGCCCACCCTTCGCCCCACGATAGCGCACATTGGGCTTAGTGAAGACAGGGATGAGCTTGGGGGGAATCTGCACCTGGGCTGTTGTCATTCTTTGCCTACTAGCTCGATTCGAGTGGGCGGGGGAGTCATGCTTCCATCGCTCGACGTATGGTTCACGTCCTGCTTCTCGCTGTACCCATGATTGGCCAGCATCAGCTTCGCAATGGTCGAATTGTAGGCGTTGCCAAGCGCCCCATTGATCAATTTATTCTCTTGTTTGACCGAAATTGCCTTTAGCGTGTCAGAGAATGATACGAAATTGCGCCCCCACTCATACCCACATTCGCGGCTGATGCCAAGATAGCAGCACAGTCCCGCATGGCTTGGCACCAGGTCGCCTTGCAGCTCCTCGTGATTCACCACGTAGTCATCGGCCATCTGCTGGACGATCTCGGTGTACCCGCTTGGCCGCCCAATCTTCTTCCCGTTACTCATGACCGTACCTCCTCGGCCTTGGCGATAATTGAGGACACGATCTCAATATTCTCGTCAATCACTGATGTGTCGTGAGCATGCTCACGCAAACCCTTAAGCAGATCGACATGCACCCTTGCCACATCCAGAAGCTCTGGGGCGCATGAAATGAGGCGCAAGTCTTCGTCACTTGCCGTCAACCACTCGCTCGAACCAAGCACCTCCTCGCCATCGGCAGACATGATCACTTGCTCATCAGGCTGCAATCCTGGCGACAAACCCTTAAGCACCCAAGGCCCCCTAGATATTGCATCGCTCATGATTGTGCCTCCTTCATGCCGAGCGCCTTACGCGCCACCTTACCGAAGTCGGTCACGACCATTTGCTCACCGCCGTGCCCACCTCCACCCTCAAAGCGGATATTGCGCTCCTCAGCATAAAAGCGAAGCGCTTCCTCCAGCTCCTTGATGCGATCCAAGTTAGTCATCATCCCCTCCTCCATGTCGCTGATTCCACTGCTCGCCGCAACGCGCTCCCCCCTCATTCGATTCAAGGCGCGCCCCGCAATCTTCACAGGCAATGATGCAAGACTGCCGACGATCACCCATCCGCTCAAAGCATGCCTGCCCGCCGCAGAATGGGCACGGCTTAAGATCACTCATCGCCCTTGCCTCGCTCGCTCTCCCTGACGGCAGAATAATACGACTCATCAGACACGCGACTCAGGTCTGCGTATCCGTTCAAGCTGTACCCGATCAACTGGTAAAGCTGCTCCCAGTCCGCCAGGTGCTCATCGCCATTGAACGTTGCCGACAGTCGATTCAGCCCGATCTCATCAGCCATCCACTCAACGATCTTGTTAGGCACGAATCGACCATTCTCGATTGGCTGCCCCTTCCAGCATTTACACTCACTCATCCCACCCATCCTTGAGCCGATTAGCCCTCACATTCGAACAACTCCCCGCCCGACACTGAGCCGATTGGGTATCACCCCTTAAGCGGTCGCATGGTGTCTGGCTCGGCGCAGCTACCGCGTGACTCAATGAGGTCTTGCGTGCCCTCATCAATCCCCGCCACTGCATCCATCGCTTCCGCCATCGCATCCATTGCCTTTGAGCGAGGCTTCTTCCCGAATATCCGATCCATCCCGTCCCGATACGCCTGGCTGTTCGCCTTGCTCGCAATCCGGTCGCCTGTTACGTCGTTTTTCGCTGCCATCACACCCTCCTTATCACGCCTACATTATACCACGCCCACAAGAAACCCCGCACATGGCGGGGCATCAGTCATTCCGTGAAGAAGTGCATGCGACGAGAGGGTGACTTCATCCACAGCACCTTGCCATTGGCATCATGCGCGATACAGGCTGGCTTACCCTTTAGCTCGAAGCATGACACGAACTCGCGCTCTGATTGCATCTTCAGCTCCAGAGCGGAGAACATCGCCAGATACATCCCGACAGTGACCGCAGCCGCGACGATTGCACCCTTGATTAGCTCGCCCATCACGCCACCTCCTTAGGCATCCGCACGCCTGATCGCTGAAGATCAGCCAGGCGCTGCTCGGCACGCACCCTGCGGTAACGCTCGTCGAGTGTCCGGCCCCGCTCCTGCTCAAGATCGGACTTCAGCTCCTCGATGCGGCGCTCCATGTCTTTGATCGACAGCATTACTCACCCACCGTCTTGCGATAGCCTGCGTCGTAGATGGCCTCAACCACCAGCGCGACGACATGATAATCAGATACATAGCAATCGCTGGCACTATACCCAGCCTCTTGCATCATCTCCCCCACCGCCTTCTCGCGCTCGGAGCGGATGGGGCGCAGGAAGCTGACCTCAGTCACCTCTATGCCGCCATCACGGAACTCGATTACGATACTGCTAGGGTCGATCACACCACGTCCAATCACGACCGCCTCCGCGAACTCATCGTCGCCGTATTCGACGAATGAACCCACCGTAGGCGCGCCCACCCCATCCCACTCGACAGGCTCGCTGCTAACTCTCACGCCAATCTCGGGGCGCTCCACGACATACCCGCTGCGCACCGACTCATGCGCGTTCGGGTCGCCTTGCTTGCTTCCGAACTGGCGCATCACGTGGTCGTAGAACTCACCCTCGGTGATTGCGCTCGAATAGGGCTCGCCCTTGCGCTGCAAGCGCATCTCCACCTTCATGGTTTCCGTGTTTCTGTAAGTGAACCACTCCCAGCCCATGCCACGGAGCGCGATTACCTCGTTGTGAACACCTGGAGTCGGCGGGCTCGGCCAGGCGCTGATGTTCGCCATCAGGAAGTCAAGAATCTCTGTGCGCGTCATGGTAATTCTCCTTCAGTGTATTTGATTGGCGATTCTTATCATCTCCGGCCACCCAGTGCAGCCGACACCTGTAGATTAGTACCCGCACATCATAACGTCAAGCGCTTTTCTGCCCTCCAGACACAACAACGCCAGGCTGATCCTGGCGTCTAGTATGCGCTGTCGCCTCACGGCGTCGCATCCGCTTGCTTCGATAGGCTAGACCACCTCCAGTTCCTTTCGGATGATTCGGTGCTGCCATACCTCCAGCCTAGTGCATGCCTCCCCATCGCGCCAGTATGCAGCGCAAAAAAATCCCCGCACTTGGCGAGGATAAAGCACCTGATAAGGCGGTCAGGTGGCCAGGGAATATGGTGGGCCGAACTGGATTCGAACCAGTGATGGGAA